TGCCCAGTATGCTGCTGACATTTTACCTTTAGCAATGTTCTTAGCGTGCCTGGCTTTAAATGATTTCTGTCTAGCAGTAGGTTTCTTATCACCTGATACACCCTGCTGACCAAATCTAATTGTCTTTACTTTACTACCTTCTTTTGCCACAACAACGTGTGACTTCTTAGGATGGTTAGGTGTACGCTTAGGTTTGTTATAACCTGATACTCCTGCCCTTGCTAATCTACTGTCTTTTTTACTCATACCTATACCTTACCCTTCTTCTTTGCTAAATAACCAGCATATGCTTTATTTGCTGCCATCTTAGTTTTATACATACACTTACCAGTCTTACCTATCTTATAACCTTTAGGACATTTATATACTGGCATTATCTTAAACTCTCTATTTTTATTTCAATTAGTTTAATCTCTTGTTTTAAATCTTTAACTTTATCTTCTAGTTCTCTAAGTATTTCAACATTAACTTTAACTCTTGATTCTATTCTACCTCTTTCCAAAGCATTCTCTGGTGAAGGTCTAATCTGTAAATCTTCAGTTACTAATAACTTCATAGCTTGATTTAATCTAACTATGTCATTGTTAGCTATATATAGTTGAGAACCTAAGAATGCTAAGAAAGCAAAACCTAGACCTATCGCACCATTTACTATTTGTTTATTCATCTTCCTTTAATCTGAGAACCTACATAGAAAGATACGATGTTAGATGTCCAAGTGAATATCTCATTATATTTTACTAGACCATCTACTGTTATATAGCTAGTAGAATCCTCTGTAATCGTCAATCCTAAGAAACTAACACCCTTGTCTATCACAGGAATAACTGTCTGTATATCAAACAATACAGGTGCTAGAACATACACACATACTAATGCTAAGATAATAAAGAATATAGTTCTTCTTGTTGCTGCAGCGTATGGTGATTCTTTAAGTGCATATTCTCTAGCACTATCGATTGCTTTGTTGTTAGCGGTCATAGCTTGAATCATTAACTTCTGATTCTCAGACTTTTGCTTTAGACCATCAGCAACTAACCTAGCAATAAAACCAGTAAAGATGGGTAACATTGATGTTAATATTTCAATCATACGCACATATACCAAGTGTAATAATAAATTGTCCAGCAGTCATAATACAGCACTACTTGTCTCTGTCTATCTTCTCGAATATCTTTCCGAGTATATCTTTAATTTCTGCTATGTCTCTTTGGTAGTCTGTCTTCAATACATATTCTTTAGGGCAGTTATTCATAGCGTGTTCAATATCTTTTACATCTTGTGATAGTTGATGTAAGAAATATCCTAGCATCGTTACGATAACACCTAAGCCGAATAGTAAGAAGTCAGTCATAATTAATCCTCAGTCAGAGATACAAATGCAGGGTCTATTTCTGCTAGTGGGTCTGTTGCATCAAAGTGCATACACTTATCTATGCTTCTAGTAAATGATTCTGTTTCATCACCATAACTAACTGTAGATGTTCCATCTTCATTTTCTGTATAGATTGCTACTTTTCTAACTTCTGTGTAACTAGCATTCTCATAAGCAATAACATCATCAATAGACACAAGCTCATTAATCTCAGTTTCTTTAGTATTACCTTCTGCTCTGATTGCAGTTCTGTATGTTGCTACATCACTAGGTACTGCTGTGCCTCCATCAGTTGCTCTGATTACCATCCAATCTGTTTGTGATAATCTAGCACCAACTTGTGCTTTAACCTTAGACACCATATTCTTTTTAAGTTCAGCAACATCTTTAGGATTGTCTGTAGTATTCCAATAGTATCTTTGGTCTGCTACTGCCTCTGGTGTGTAAGATGTAATACCTAACTCTGCTAAAAGGTCTGCATCTTTAAATATTTGTTTAGGATAACGGACATCATTAATGACCATTTCCTTTGCTGTCTTTATTACTTCGCCATTATATTGCCACATATTATTACTCCGTTATCTTGCGTTAGTATGTTTGAATGGGTTCTCTGCAAATGCTATGTAGATGTAAGTATCGCCAGTATTATTCATAGCATATGAAAAGTGTCTTAACTTAAAGCCGTTAGATAATACATCTAGCGTATAGGAAGTTGGACTATCTTCAGCATTACTAGAATTTGCAAATAATTGAGTATTATCAACATTTTCAGTATCTCTTGAAGTATCTCTTATAATCCAATCACCCGTGTCATTTGACCTTTTAATTATCACAAACGCAGGTCTAAACCCAGTATAAACAAATGTACCATCAGAAGAACTATTACCAGTATATGAACCTACTTTACTAAAACCATCTACACTATGAAAACAGTAGGCTATTATATTATCGCTTGATTTATTTACTGTATCGTCTGAACCTACTGTAAATATAGTTGATGTTGGAGATGTGTTATTCCAGAATACTGAATTAACATAAAAAGCATTTGTTAAGTCAAGTCTTAGTTGTCCAGTATTACCCGTAGGTTCTGTATATACAATCCAACCTTCGGCAGTATTTCTATTCTTAACAATAATCATCTCAGGTGCTTGACTAAGTCCGTGTCCAACAGTAGCGTTAGAACCAGTACCCGTATAACTAACAATACTAAACCCTGCATCTTGGTTAGCACTAACAGTAGAAGTTATTGAACCATTTGTGTTTGATACTCCAGAACCATTTGCTTTCCAGTTCCAATGTACATAAGTATAACCACTGTAATTCAATTCACCAGTAGTTCCATTCATATAGAAACCATCAGAATTAAATGCCCAGTTAACACCGTTTCCGTATTCAGTACCAGTCGTGTTTGACCTCAATACATTGTTGCTTCTTACGGAGTCAATTAAAATGTGAGCATCAGCAGTATTACGAACTTTAGACCAAGTAAAATCTGGTTGGAAACCAACACCAGAAATAGTTTGTTCGCCACTATTACCTGTCGATAACACAGTATTAAAGTGTTCACCAGGAATAACATCAGGGTCTGGTAGATTAGCAGTACATAATGCTAGATAGCCACTAGGTGGTGTGTAATAGAAATCACCAATGTTATTACCATCTGTATTACCTTGTGCAGTTTTATTACCTGCAAATGATGAGTCTTGACCGAAGTTAAAAACTATATTTGTATTATCTCCAGAACCACTATATCTTTTACAAGATGCTATCCAATCTGTATCTGCTATCGTTTCAGCACTTCCTTGTGCTACGCCGTTTTTATACCATTGAATTGTATTTGCTGTTCTATCAACTGCTATACCAACAATATCTCCACTAGAAATACTAGAACCACTTGTTCCAGAAGTGCCTTCAATATCTACTGAACCAGTAGCAAGATAAGAAGCATCATTAAATTTGTTAATGTCTTGTGTTCTTTGTATTCCTACTCTTAAAGTACCAACTACTTTTACAAATACTTCCCAATATGTCTTTTGATTATTAGGTAATATAGTTGTACCAAAAACCTGATATTTATCATCAGTCAATGTTTCTTGTAGATTACCTTCAGTTAAACTAGGTGGATATAAAATTCCACTTTGTATATATGCTTTTAAAGGATTAAGCGTAGCAAAGTTATTCGTAGGACTATCTACTGACACATCTGATTCAGTTAGATTGTTTGATGTCCAGTCATTGTTGTTACCAGATTGGTCTAACCAATAAGCAAACTCTCTAGTATCAGCAAATGCCATATAGATATATGTACCACCAGAGGCATTTGTATTTCCACCATCTGCTTTCCAAGTAAACCCTGTATCTGTAAAGTCACAATTATTGTAAGAAGTGTCATTAAGTTCCGCATCAGAATTATTAGGTTCTAATCTTTTTGTAACAGGATTTACTGGATTTCTTGTGCTATCAACTATTTGCCAATCTTGTGCTGAGTCAGTTCGCTTTACCATTAAAAAAGCGGGTTTAAATCCAGTAGTTACTGAGTTACCTGATGAACCTGTACCAGTATAACTACCAAACTTTGAGTAACCAGATACTGAATGAAAGCAGTAAGAAATATAATTGCTACCACTGGCATTAGATGTTCCTGCAAAACCGATTGTAACTACAGATGATGTTGGAGCAGTATTGTTCCAAGCACCTGCTCCAGTTTGACTTGGGTTATTAGTGTTTAATTGTAGATATTTTGTTGCACCATTTATATCATCATAAACTAACCAATCTGCAGTTCCTCTTGATTTTGTTATTATTAATTCTGGTGCAGAAGATAATCCGTGCCCATAAGTAGCACCTGCAGTTCCGTTACCAGTATAAGAAACTATACTCTGACCATAAGTAGGATTTGCTCTGACTGTTGAAGTGATAGTGCCATTTGTGTTAGTAGCATTAGAACCACCCATATCCCAGTTCCAAGCGACGTAAGGACTGCCTGAACCGTTAAATGCATCAGATGTTGTACCAACAGTAAAACCGTCGTTTTCAAAAGCTACAAAAGCACCTGACGTGTTATCTTCAGAGTTTGTATTGTCAGAAGCAAGATACTTTGCTGCTGTTCTTACAGAGTCAACTATTCTGTGTGAACGTGCAGTACCCGTTAAGCGTTTCTTCATCCATACTAAATCAGGCTGAAAACCTACACCGCCAATATAGTTATTAGTGCCAGTACCAGTATAAGTTACTGTACTAAATCCTTCTACTTGATAGTCTTGTTTAAATGGTAGATAGAAACCATTAGTACCATAAGTACCAGTATATGCTTTAGGTTTCCATTCTCCGTAATCTCCAGTTTCACCGAAGTATGTAGGGTCTAGTGCTTGTCCATCAATAAAGTTTACTTCTGACATATAGCCATCTAAGTATTCAGTTATTGAACCAGTAGTTTGTCCTGCACCTAGTTGATGTCCTATTGTATTGTTAAGACTAAACTCTGTATTTTGTGTCGGATAGTTTGCTGTAGAAAAAGACGTTACTTGTTGACCATTTACATATAGTTTCAATCTATTGCTAGATGTGGATTGAGTAGTATCAACTGATAAAACAATATGATACCAAGATGATGAATCTCGATACAAAGGTGTCGTAACTAATAAGGAGGTAGAAGCATCTGCTGTATAAAATACAATACCATTTCCACTATCCCATCTTAATAAGTCATAAGTGCTTGTTGTGCCAGACGTTCCGCAAGCAAATAATCTTTGATGAGCACCAATATTCCCACGCTTAACCCAACCACTCCAAGTCCAAGTCTTACGATTACCTGCACTAGAAGGTGTCCAACTTAGATAAGCACTATCATCATCATTAAATCTAAGAGATTGTTCTATCTCGTATGCAGTTGCTGATGCAGGAATTACATCTGAATTAATTAATGCCATTTACTGTTGAGCCAATGAGTTATAAACACGAACATTTGTACCATCTGATATATATCCGATTACATAAGTTCCTGCTGTAGTAATTGTAGTTAGCATATCTGCACCCATTACTTTAGTATTTGTATGTGCTGAGATTGTATGTCCACCAGTATTAACTAATACTATAGTGCCAGACTGACCATCTGGAATGTTAGTAAAAGTTAGAGTAATGTTGCCAGTAGGTGTGCAAGTAAAGTTAGTACCTGCGTTTAAATCAAAAGAACCATCGTTATCTACAACATCTGCACTTCTTGCTGTGTCTGTAGTAACTGTGCCTGTTACATCGATGCCTGTAGAGGTTGTGGCGAGTTTGGTAAAACCATTGTAAAACAATGATGAAGCACCACCATCAACAAATCCTGCTAAATTACTATCTGTTGATTGACCTCTTATAAATACATTAGTTCCGTGTATTCTTAAATCTCCAGTTCCAGTATCTCTTATTCTACTATGACTACCATCGTGGAAAATCTGTAGGTCATTACTTGCACCAAACTGTGCTTTGTCGTTATCACCAAAGTTTATATCATTACCATTAGTATCTAAGTCGCCACCTAGTTGTGGAGTTGTATCTTCTGATAGGTTACCTAATCTATTATTTATCTCTGCTTCTGTTAAAGTGATAGCACCAGTAACATTCGGGAATGTATTCTTAAGAGTAGTCTTAATACCTCTGATGTGGTCATCACCCTGGCTGACGTTATCTGTAGCAGTTGGATTAGTTGCTACTAAGTCATCAATATATTGGAATGTTTCTAATGCCATAGTTTACTCCTTATGAAGATGCTGCTGTTACAGTTACTGTTACTTGTAGTGTATCTCCAGATAGTACAGAACGTGCTGATGCAAAGTCAACAACACCATATAGTGTACCTGATGTACCAGTCTCAGCAGAACCTAAGAAAGCACCTGCTACTGTAGCTGACCCTGTAATTAAAAAGTCTACTGTTGATGCGTTAGTCATTGAACCAGAAGATGCTGCACCTTCAGTCCATTCTTTTCTATCACCTGAGTAATCTGTAATCTCTGACCAAGATGCGTGTGATGCTAATGTGTCACCTGCTGCTGGTGTACCCGAACCTTTAAGTCCAATGTACCAAGTTGTAATCTGTGTGTCAGCGTGAAATGCAACATCAAGAATATGATTAAGTCCTTCTGTTACAATTAAATTCTTTTTAGTCTCTGACCATTTCTCATTGCCTTCAGAATCAAGACAAGTCATAGTCCAGACGTTAGTAAGTTCTACACCTACATTTTCTTTGTTAAGCATTTTATTTACTCCTGTTGCATTTACTTTATTGTTATTCTGTATTATCATTATTAAACCAGTTAGTTGTAGTTGTTGTTACATCTGTCCAAGTATCTGAACTATCTGATACATCGGACCAGCTTGTTGATTCATCATCTAGCTTATTCCATAAGAATCTACTTGCTGATGTTATACTTAATGGTTGTGTTAATGCAGCAGTCTCTGTGTAATTAACATTATTAACTGTGCTAGATATTAAACCTAAGTCTGCCGATGATGGCATTACTAAGTTGTTGTCTAATATTATACCATAAGTTCCAGCTAAATTGTCACTATTTGCTACAAATGAAAAACCACCTAAATTACTTTCACCTAAATCATTATTGAAGGTAGCAACACCTGGTATAAATAAATCTTTATTAGCAGTAATTGTGTTTGTATTATCTAACGTAGCACTACTAGGTATATTTAAGTTACCTGTTGTGTTATACGTATAACTACCATCATAGTTAGCAACTAGAGGTGCAACAATATTTACTTCTGCTTCTAAGTTTTGATGGTTATTTAGTATTACACTAAACTGAGATATTCTATCTTCTGTGTTAGTATATGATACAAATACTTGTGCTGTTGTTGCTGTTACTGGAATAGCTACTGAAGTTGAATGTGTTGCATCTAATGTGCTAACCATTGTTGCCTCACCTATGTGTGTGCCTGTACTCCAGTTAGATGTTATTGTATCCCAAGTATCTGTAGCATCTGCCCATATAGGATATATAACATAACCCCATCTACCTGTGTCTGATGCCCAAGTACCTGTGGTTGTATCCCAAGTAGACATTAACCCTCAACGCCAGAATAAACGTTCCTAACTCTCATTGTTGAACCAGAGTGTCTATCTCTTTCATCTGCTTTCTGTATCTTATCTATTGCTTCTTTGTATGCAGTCAACCATAATTGTATTCTTTCATCATTCCTAATAAATGGTTCTGCTTCAATAAGTGCACCATATAATAAAACATCAGGTGCGTTCTCTGTTAACCAGTTGCTTGTTACTGTACCACCAGTACCATCTCCCAGAGGGCTAAATTTCTCGTAATACGCCATTTCTACTGTGTACCCTGTGTCAGGTATAGGTGCTAGTTGAATTTCCTCTCCAATCAAAGAATACGCCTTTGGTTTACCTGTTGTTGAACTACCATATAATCTATCTAACATTTCAGGTGTAATGTATTCTAGTGGTTGTATTGGGTCACTATTAAGTTGAAAGTTTCTCATTTGTAAGTAACGTGCTGGTAATGCAAAGTATCTCTGACCAGCTTTAGTAGTCATAGTAGCACGATTCTCCATTGCACGAATACGTAGTTCTCTACTTACTCTTGCTTCGGCTAATGCAATAAAGTCTGGTATACGTGCAGTTAAATCACTTCTATCTAACCAGTCAGCGATTGCAGCTTTTAACTCTGTGTAGTTACTTAATGCCATTAAACTTTTCCTTTAGTAGTTCTGAATGCTGCGTTCTCTGGATTATTTAACCATTCACGCATTCTTTCTTGATTGTTCCATACACCATCTCTCATCATTTGTTCTACAACAATAAGAGGTATTCTTGCAACTCTATGTTTAAAAGTAGAATCACCTTTATAAGTATTGTGACGTGTAGCAAACTTTAGCTTTTCATTTCCGTCAACAATATGTTTTAATTCTGTGTCGTCTTGACTAGAAACATTAATAATGCTTCCATCTTGTTCTTGTATTAATTCGTTTTTAATAGTCATAATAAGAAACCACCCCAGTTGCCCAGGGTGGTAAGGTTAGGATTAACCAGTTGTGTATCTGATTTTTCCGTTAGCAGCTTCATTGTTACACTGAAGACCATACTCAACGATAAGCATTTTCTTATCTGAGTCGCCATCTTTAGCAATATCAACTGTTTGGAAATCACGTAGATACTGTACAGACCACATATCAGGTTGTAAAACATAGATGATATCTGGGTCACAGAATCTATCTAAAACCATATTGAATGTACCAAAGTCAGTTACATAAACGTCAACTGAATTGTATGCAGTCATATTATCATCAGCCATTGTACGAACAGCATCAGCACGACCATTAAGACCAGACATTACTTTCTTGTTAACAGAACCCATTAACATAGTAGTAGGTTCACCACCTTGTGTCCAGCACTCTTCTGCGATATCAACGATATCATTATCATCAACAGCAGCATTTGCTGTAGATGTACCTGCATCAACTATGTTAGTAGTGATAAAGTTAGCAGCACCACGAGTCTCACGAGCTACAGTAGCTGTAGCACCAGCAGAACCATTAACAGAACCTGCAACTGCAGCGTTATCTGCTAGAAGCATTTTCTCCATATCACGCTTAAGCTCTTTAGAAGCTTTAGCTAATTGGTATGCTAGTTCGTTTGACTTACCAGCGTTGTTAGTCTTTTGTTGAGTACCAGTTACTTCAACTACTTTCTTAGAAATCTGTGTGTAGTTTCCAAGACGTGTAGTAGCAGTAGTAGCTGCTGTACCAACTGCTGCACCTTCAGCGTGGTAGTTAGTGGCATCAGCTGCTACTAAAGCATCTGTCTGCCATTCAAAGTATGTATTCGCTACAGAACCCTTTCCAGCAATAGTGGACATAAAGGGAGTGTCTGTTGGCGAAATGTCGTAGATGACATCAGCTAGTTCTTCACGAACCGCCTGAGCATCATATCTATTAAAGTTAGTAGGCATTTCTATTTACTCCTTAATCATATCATAAAATACAGAAGCTGCATCACGCACGTGACCAGACTTCCTTAACTGAGTACGCTTCTTTTTCATTGCCTCGTTTGCATCGTCTGATTTAGATTTACCTCTACCAGATTTTTGAACCTTTGGAACTTTCTTAACTGCTTTCTTTTTAGGTGCTACCTTACTTGTTAACTTATCAAACTCCATAGCTTTCTTTAATATAAGAACACTACGATGGTCTGCAAGTTGGTCTACTTCTTCTGGCTCATAACCAGATTCAATAGCAAACTTTCTGATATCCTGTTTAATAGTAGAGTTATTATCGCTCCATTCTGGGAGTTGTTCAATCAGTTTAGCATACTGGTCTTGAACAAAGTCTGCCCTGGCTTTCATTGCTTGTTGTTGCTGTTGTTGTTGAATAATAGTCTGTTGTTGTTTAGCATTATCCATCTTGACTTTAACATCATTATATTCATCTTTCTTCAGCATATATTGATATGGGTCATCTTCTTTCAATGTTTTCCAATCAATACTTTCATACTCTTTTAACTTGGCTTGTTGGTCTTGTTCCAACATTTGTAAAGCATTAGCGTACATTTGTCTCTCTTGCTCTAGTCTGATACGTTCCTCATTGATTGCCTCAGTTTGTTTACGTTGTTCAGCTAGCTCTTGAGATTTACGAGTATAGTCAGATTGTCTTTGATAACCTGCCTTAAGTTCATCAAGGTCAACTTCAAACTCTTCACCATTAACTTTTACTTTATAAGTTTCTGGTTCGACTTCTTCTTCAACCTCTTCTTCAACTTCTTCGTCAGTATCTTCTTCCTCTACTTCCTCAGTGGTTTCTTCCTCATCGGAGTCCTCTTCAGTTTCGACTTCATCTTCCTCTATCTCCTCAACCACTTCCTCGTCAACAGTAGTCTCGGTTTCCTCGTCAGCGGGTTGCTCTTCTGAGTTCCACATATTAAGGATATTATTGGCTGCTTCTTGAGCAGACCCTGGTTGTGCCTTTTCAAAGGCTTGTGTAACTTCTTGGTTATTCTCTACAGAATCCATAGTTATTCTCCCTGTTTTAAATTTTAATTATTATAGAACTCTTGCCCCTTCGCAGCAAGTTTTCCTGTTTCTAGAATAGACTTTATATGTTGGTCAATTAAATCTAATGACTTAATAGTAATATAAATTCTATCTCTTTCTACTTCTTCACTAATCTTAGTGTTAAGTAATAATTCTATTAGATGCTCTTTTGTAACATCAAAAGCTTCTCTATATAAAGGATGCTTAACAAGTTCTTCGGCTTGCTTGCCTCTCCTTACTTCCTCCTCCTTAGTCATACTTCTCCTTAATTAGGTCCTATTGCTACAGGTCTTTCCTGTTCCCTCTCTAGTATTAATTCTTGTTGTTTAAGTGCAAGGTCAGCTTTCTTAATCTCTAACTCTTGTGCTCTTATCTGCATATCTATTTCTGCTTCAGCTGCTTTTAAATCTAACTCTTGTTGTTGTAGTTGAGAATCTAGTTCCATTTCTTTTTGTTTCAGTTGTGCTTCTGTTTGCATCTTCTGAATCTTCATCTTAAGTTCTTCTGCCTTAAGTTGTGCTTCCATCTGCTTCATTTGTGCATCAGGGTTTTGTTGTTGTGGAATATCTTGGTCACCTGGGTCTGTAATAAAGTCATTGACATTCTTCATACCCATTGCTTTGATTTGTTCCGCTACTAGATTGTATACATTTTTAGGTTTAATCATCATACCTGCAGCAGGATGTTGTGCAATCATTTGTAAAGACTGTGCTAGTTGTCCTAGGTGTAATAGATTCATATCTTTGTTACCAAATCCTAGACCTACTTGTGCAGTACAATCCATCTTTTCATTCCACTCAGATGGATACATAGTAACCCATTCATTATTTAATCTAACTAACTTCTCTGGAGATTCATATTTTTGTACTAGTCCGTATACGTTGTTAGACAAATCTTTCATTCCAGTTTCAGCAAATACCCTAGCAATCAACTCAATTTTTTGCTGGGCAGCTGTCATTACTTGTGCAACACCAGTTGCTGTTTGATGAGACTTCAGTGCACCTTCACCCATCCCCATACTATTCTTATTGACACCTGTTCTTTCTTCTCTAATACTATCTAAGTATCCTAACATATTGAAAGAATTAGCATCTAGTTGCGGAGTTGCTAGTGGAGATACTGCACCTGGTGTACGTACTCTAACGATACCACCTGGTCTAGAAGTCATCAAGTCATCTAGGTTTGCTTGACCTTCAACTACCTCATAACGCCCATTGTTTGTTAGATACATATTGTCTAACAAGTTACGCATCAATGTGGTTTTAATAAGTTGTAAGTCGGAGATTAGGTCATAGACGCTAAGTCCGTAGAACTTATGAGGCATTGGTATAGGAGTAAGGGAGGAGAAGGGAACACTATCCACTACCTCATTGTCTAAAATCTCATCCCCGACCTTCGTTACCTTTCTTAACTCATCTATACCATC